TGATACTGCAGTTGTTCGCGTCTGGGCCATCGTGGCTGACTGCAACTAAGGACGGGGGCTTCGGCCCCCTCCTATCTAGGAGGCTAAAATGGCTGTCTACAAAGGCGTTACCTACTCCAACCTGACTGCAATCAATGCGTCCATTGATTCGCTGACGGCGACGGCTGTGGCTGGAACTCTGACCGGGAATGTCGATGCAACGGCTGGCTACGTTCAGCTTCGCACGGCAGCGGCTACGGAAATTGCAGACATCGCTGACACCATCAATACTTCTGGCAAAGCTGCGGGCACGATTGTTTTCGATACGACCAACAGCAAGCTGAAAGTGGCGACCGGCGCCAACGCCAACTCGACCTGGGTCGATGCTGACGGCACCAATGCCGTTACGCCGTCCTAACGTACCGGGGGGCTTCGGCCCCCCGATTTTCGGGAGCCCATAATGACGGCTAAGCGCATCCCTGGTCTTACTGCGATTTCGGGCGCCAATACGGCGAACGACGACGATTTTTTAATCTTCGACACCGACGCAGATACCACCAAAAGAATCTCTCGGTCTCAACTTGCAGCAGCGGTTGGGGCGGACATGGGGGTTGTGGTCAATCGGTTTAACGGCACCGGCTCTCAAACCGACTTTACTTTGACTAAAGCTCCGACCAACGAAAACAGCACTATGGTTTTCGTCGGCGGTGTGTACCAACAAAAGAACACATACAGTGTTTCGGGCGTGACGTTATCGTTTTCTTCGCCTCCTGCACTGGGCACTAACAACATCGAAGTCAACATATTTGCTTTCTAAAGGTGCGCCATGGCCTCTAATCTAACCGGCTCAACAATCGCGAGTACCTATAGTCAGCTATTACATGTTGACGGCGGTCCCGAAGCAACGGAAAAGACCATCTACAGTGGTACCGGGACACCCACCGCCGTAAAAATCGGAACGGTGTCTTTTTCTGTCGAAAACATTCAGCTCGACGGCAACACGATCCGCACGCTAGATGCCAATGGCAACCTGACCCTTGCTCCTAACGGCACTGGGCACGTTGGCATTTCAAATGTCAGCATTACGGGCGGGAGCATTTCCGGAATCACGGACTTAGCTGTTGCTGATGGCGGCACCGGCGCTTCTGATGCGTCCGGAGCGCGCACTAACCTTGGCCTCGGGACTATTGCTACGCAAGACGCCGGTAGCGTAAGCATCACCGGCGGGTCCATTTCTGGGGTGTCTTTCTCCGGTACGTTTACCGGAATTACGTCTATTACCTCGACTTCGTTCTTCACGGACGACGCGGCTGCGGGCCTGACCCTAACGGCCAACGATTTGCTGGCTGACGGCACCGACACGAACATCGACATCGACATCACGCCCAAAGGCACCGGCGCAGTTAAGTCCACCAACATCCTCGCGGATAGCTCCATTGGTTTCACAACAGGTAACGGCGGTACGGTCACGCAGATCACAAGCCGCACTACTGGGGTGACGCTCAACGCGCCTTCCGGGCAGATCACGCTGGTCGCCGGGTCTATTTCCGGTCTCAGCTCGCAAGAGTTTACGCTGACCAACAGCTATATCGCCGCTACGGATGTGGTGCTGGTGAGCTTCGGTTCGGGCCTGACGGCGACAACTTACGATGTGACGGTGACGCAGACTTCGGCAGGGTCGTGCAAAATCTCTGTCCATAACGTGAACAACTCTGCCACGCCCACGGATACGCCGGTCATCAACTTCGTGGTCTTCAAAGGGGTGAATAGCTAATGGCTGAGTACAAAGGCAAGAACGTAACGCTGAATCAACCCAGCTATATTCGCAAAGGCCAGCCGGGCTACGGGCGCAAGAAGTCGCAGGTATATGTAAAGAACGAGAACGGACGCGTGGTGCGCGTGACCTTTGGTGATCCCAACATGGAAATTAAGAAGGACAACCCAGAGCGGCGCAAGAACTTCCGCGCTCGCCACAACTGCTCAAACCCTGGCCCCAAGACTAAGGCCCGGTACTGGGCGTGCAAAACTTGGTAGGTGGTCATGGCTAAATCCAAACCCAACAACCCGAAGCTCTGGGCCTCCAAGGTGCGGCTCGCCAAGCAGAAGTTTGATGTGTACCCCAGCGCTTACGCCAATGCCTGGGCCTCCAAGGAGTACAAAAAGGCCGGTGGCACTTGGTCTGGCGCCGACAACAGGGTGAGCTAACGTGGCTAAGAAAGGCGGACTAGGCAAGTGGTTCGGCGAGCAGTGGGTCGATATTAAGACCGGGGAGCAGTGTGGCCGCTCCCGCGCCGAGAAATCCTCTCGCCCCTACCCTGCTTGTCGCCCCAAAGCCGTGGCATCACGGATGAGCAGTTCGCAGAAGCGGCAGATGGCGTCTACCAAAACGAGCAGCAAACGAAAAAATTGGCCTATCACTTCTTCAGGAAGAACAAGGACTGCGTAATGCGTTATCTACGAAACAGGAAAGACGGTTTCATCTACGAGTGGGATGCGATCCTCGCTAAGAACCCCCTTTGTGAAGAAGTCACGGAGGAAGAGGCATACCCCGAGCGATTCGTGAAGCCCGAAGTGGTCGAAAAGGTGAAGCGTACTCGACGCCGCACCAAGAAAACCCTCGACCTAGAAACTAAAGACGTACCCGAAGAGCCAGCTTATACTATCCCTGAGCTGGCCGAGGAAGCTAAGCGAGGGTGGCCTGAATGACGCCTGGGGAAATCATCACCGAAGTGCGTGCGTTGATCCAAGATACGCGGGCACCGCAGCGCTACTCTGATGCGTTTCTGCTTGGGTTTGTGAATCAGACCCTGAAGCGGATGGTGATGGTACGCCCCGATCTTTTTGCTCTGATTGGTGATATTCCCACCACGGCGAACACCGTTCTGCAGTCGCTGCCTTCTGATTCCATGCGCCTGATCGAAATCTTTCAGGTGAAAGACGGCAGCGCCGTGACCGAAGTCAGCCGCGATATGCTGGACCAGATGGCCCCTACTTGGGTGAGCGACGCCGCTGGAACGCCGGTAAACTTCATGCGCCATGTGCGCAACGCCAATCGGTTCTTTGTTTACCCTCGCCCTACGGCGGGCATTGTGCTGGTGGGCGAGTACGCGCAAACCCCGGAAGACTACGCGATCAGCGACACGATTGACCTCCTGCCGGATGCTTACTTTACCGCTGTGGTGGACGGCACGGTGTATCTCGCCGAGTCGGTAGATGACGAGCATGTAAACTCTGGACGGGCCAAGCTCTTCCAAGATTCTTTCTTTGCGACCCTAGGCGCTTCGCTGCAGGCCCGCTCCGTGACCGACACGGAAGAGGGCGGTATGCGAGCTAATGAGGTGGTCTGATGGCCGACCGTGAGTTTACAACGCTTATCCCTAGAGTCGGAGCCAGCGTCCCTGGCTGCCCGCAACCCACGATCCTAAACTACATTCGGGATGCGGCGATTCGCACCTGCGAGCGGACTTTGTTTTGGCGGTATCAGGTGCCAAAGTTCAATTTGCTGCCCGGTGTTCATCAGTACGCCTACGAAAAGCCCGACAACACTGATGTTCAGGCAATGTTTGAAATGCTAGTCAATGACCTGCCCCTGGACCGTCTGGTGCTTGAGGAGGCTATTCGCCGTTTCCCTGAGTGGGCGGACCTGTACAGTGGGCAAGACCCGTCGGTGTTGTGGAGTGAAACGCCGTCCCATACGTTCAACGAAGATACGTTTAACGAGTCGGTCTTCAACGCTGGCGAAGATTATGTGTTGCCTGAGTCTGTGGTAGCAGACGGAAGCACACCGCAAGCCGTATGCCAGATTACGCCTGATGAGTACATCGTGCTGCCGTTGCCCGATGGGGACCGCACTTATGAAGTGCGTATGTTCCTCGCACTCAAGCCCAAGAAAACAGCTACGGGTATGAACTCCGTAGTGTTTGACGAGCTTGAAGAAACGATCATGCACGGCGCTTTGCAACATCTTTTAGTATTACCGAACACGAACTGGTCGGATCGTGAGCTGGCGAGCTATCACGCCCGGCAGTACACCTACAACGTCGCTGAGCGTCGCGTTCGGGCGAATCTCGGGAACATGCGGGGCATGATGCGCGTGCGCATGCAGCCTTTCGGAGTCTAAGATGGTAGCAAAAGTAACCAATAATGCTTCTTCGTTAGTTCCGGGCTCTATTACAAGCACGGCTACTTCTATCGTTATTACCACGGGGGATGGAGCAAAGTTTCCTGCTCTTGGCGCTGGCGATTTTTTCTTTTTGACGATTACGGATACGAGCGGCAATTTTGAAATCGTGAAAGTAACGGCTCGCGCAGACGATACGTTTACTGTGGTCCGTGCGCAGGGCGGGACGCTTGCCATTCCGTTCCCGGCTAATAGCCGAGCAGAACTCAGAGTCACTGCTGAAAATATCAGCATTGAAAATCAAAATGTGTTGCTGCTCTAAAGGTACGCAGACATGTCTATTGTTCTGAAAAACAACGCAGAGAGTACGCTAGCTACTGCGATTAATGCGACCGATACGGGGCTCGTTGTGGCCGCCGGGGACGGAGCTAAGTTCGCTACCCTTACGGGGGATGAGTATTTTTACTTGACCCTAACGAGCACCGGCGGCACCACCGAAATTGTAAAAGCAACTGCACGAGTAGGTGATACAATGACCATAGCTCGTGCCCAGCAGGGCACTACGGGGCAGTCGTTCGCTGTTGGAAGTCGCGTGGAGCAACGAGTCACCGCAGGGTCGTTTGAAGTTATTTCGGGTGGGACTTACTCATGAGCATAAAACAGCACGGCGGTATTTTTGGTCGAAACCCCACGTTCAACAATGTGGAGATTGAAGGTACGCTCACGCTTAACGGAAGTATTTTCAGCGGTCTCGACTACGAAGGCGCTTGGAACGCAAGTACGAACACCCCTACGCTCGTTTCCAGTACGGGCACACAAGGGCACTTTTACATTGTCAGCACTGCCGGTACGACGACGCTAGACGGGATTTCCGATTGGGGCGCTGGAGACTGGGTAGTTTTTGATGGTTCTGTTTGGCAGCGTGTCGAAGGCGGCACCGATATTCAAGGCACGATCCCAGGAGGAACGTACTCGTGACTACGATTCTTACTAAGAAAAAAGATACTTCTGGCGCTCCTTCCGCTAGCGATCTTACTAACTCGACGGGTGGTGCTGAACTCGCTGTCAACACCGCAGATAAGCGTCTGTATACCAAAGATTCTGGCGGAAACGTCGTCGAGGTTGGTACGAACCCATCTACTTTGAACGTAAACGGCAACGTGACGGTTGAAACGGCGTCTGACCCTGCGCAAATCACGTTAAGGCATACCGGAAACACATCGGGCTTAGTCTTAAAAAACTTTAGTGGGGATGAAGCTCAGCTTGTTAATGTTGACAACGGCCCAATGGTTTTTAAAACCAACGATACAGAACGCATGCGCATCGACTCCAGCGGCAACGTCGTTATAGGCTCTGGCGGCTTAGATGTTTCTGGAATTGGTGGAACCTATACAGCTTTAAATATGCGAGCAGGTGGTGGATATCCTGTTCTTTATGGACAAACAACGGCAACGACAACAAACAGTGCTGCTATGCAAATTGTTGGAGCAACCAGTGGGGCAAGTGCTGGTGGTGCTGCCGAAATGCTTGGTGTTATTCAGATAGCGGCAGAGTCTGATTCAAGCACGAATGCTACTGGTTACATGAATTTTTATACTGGCTCTGGGGGCAGCGTTGCAGAACGCATGCGCATCACCTCAGCGGGCAACGTCGGCAT